CCCCAAGGATTTGAATAAGGAGCACCTTCTGCTCTACCGCTTTGTCGGTAAGCGCCTTTTTGAATAACCCCACCATTGGCCAGAAAGTCGGCTATTGCTTTGTCCGTTCCTGTTACTATTGTTTCTTTTGTCATGTTAAGCTCCTAAAAAGTGTTGCAAAATTTCATAGTGATCCTCGAAACATTCTTCCGATTTTACATCACTGATTGGTACCCAACGTGCTTTCTCAGCATCGTCATTTCCTTTTACTTTTGGCAGTTCGCCATCAGGCAATTCAATATGAAATGCATGAGTAATAATACGACCACGCGGACTACGACCAATTGCATCAAAGACCTTGCTACGTTTGATGCTACCACGCAATACGGGTGCGGGTACTTTAATCATTGTTTCTTCACGTAATTCACGGATAGCCGCATCCTCTACTGACTTGTCAGTAGTTGCATTGACATAACCGCCGGGTAGTGCCCACAGACCTTTACCAGGCTCTGCTCTACGTTTAATCATTAGTACATGACCTGATTGAATGACTACACTATCAGCAGTACTAAAGATTGGGGGATAAGGAAGTGAGGCATATTGCTTTTTGTAGTTGGCAACAAACTCACGTTCACGGATAATTTGTTCGTACTCAGGTGTAGTGCGGAACTGTTCCAAGAAATCAAATGTAGTTTCAGGAACCACACCTTGAATGAATTTCATGTTAACGTCACGCTTGAAATACAAGTCCCGAATGTCAACTGCACTCAAAAATTCAATGAGTCCTACATTCTCATATCCCCATTGCGGGAACATGTCAAGGTAGAAACTTGAATCATCTTTTTTGTGACCGATGATGCCAACACCTCCACCGCCAAGTACACGATACTTACTCACGATTCCTTGTACACGGACAGCCCATGCTTGGTCGTTGTAAATGGTGTCAATGTTTTCTTCAACATAGACCTGCATGTTAAGACCGCGGGTAGCGTTCTTAATCATTACTGCACGTTCGGCACTTGTGAATGGGTTCTTGTAAGTTCGGGGCTGTTTGCCAGAACCTGTGATAATGACCAATTGGTCAGTCAATACTGTGGCGCGTTTGATAATCTCAAGGTGAGCATTGTGTAGTGGTTGAAAGCGTCCAATGAGGACAAGTGTGTCATACTTTTTTGACATTCTAAACTCCTTAGAATAATTGTCTATAAACTGTCTATCAGTTCACATCTTTATTTATACATAGTATAGCATAAATGCTATTTTTTAGCAAGAAAAAAGAGCACCGAAGTGCCCTTTTTTAATAACCCACTGGGCCTGTCTTTGGATTAGGCCATGCACCACTTTGTGCATTAAAAGTAGTTCCTGGTGGAGGACTTACTTTACCATCACTGTGTCGAGTCCAACCTGCCGGTGTACTCACATACTGATAGCGAGGATCGTAACCATCTTCGCTATGCATCTGACCCTTATCATAACCTTGCTCATATTTAGTTTGATCGGTTGTAGTCCAGTAGTCACCTGTATCATACTCTTGACCAGTAAAACCATCAGTGTAGCCTTTGTAGAAAGCAGTAGAGCCAGTCTTGGGTTCTACTTTCGGTGCCACATAAGTGTTGTTGGTTGCGTTAGATTGAACAGGCTTATTGAAAGCATTATCAATCTTGTCACCTTCGTTGCCGATTTCGCCGACAATTTCATAACGACATGCACGACCCTTAGCATTGTTGTAGTCGCTAGGGATAGAGACCACATCCGCAGGGTTAATCTTAACAATCACAACACGGCTGTCGTAACCATTACCAAAGTGAGGCAGATAGTCTTGACTACAGAAGTGCAAACCAGTTGAGCAAGTTTGATCCTTGTTGTCGTCAACTTCATTGCGTTCCATTTCAACAACTTTACCAGGACTGTTGTCCATAGTGCCACTGTGAATGTCCAAATAGTCATTACGCACTTTCTTGTAAGCCAAGAAATGACCATCAGGAGTAATTGGCAAACTGTTCTTTTCCAAGAAACCGTAGAGTTCATCAACTGCACGTTTGCTTGGGTTAGTCATCAAGTTCTCCATGAAGTTGACCAGAGGCTCGATGGGAAACTCATCTTGCAACATAGCAATCATGCGAGTAGCCAGACCATTGTTCATGGGCTTGCCCTTCCAGAACAAAGTATCACCTTGAACACTCACGTTGCCTTTGCCATAGTTGAGAACAACTTGCTTAGGCTCAACCAAATCCTGAACCTTGTCCCAATCACCTGCCTTGATAGCATCAACTACCTTTTGATAGGTAATGTGAGACTTGGCAATAGTATGGGGCTTGTTGCCGATAACAACAGTTACGTTACTGCCTTGAAGAATAAACGGAAAACTCATTTTAAACACCTTTTGAAGAATCAATCAAGTTAATATACTCACCAACACTTGTACCCTCTACATTGTAACGGCTGATGCTTTTTAATAGAGGGTAGCGAACATAAATCGCTTCTGCCTCAGCCTTGTACTTATCAATTAGTGCAGTCGGATCGATTTTTGCTTGCGCTTCAACCTTGTACTGACGGCACAGATATTCCAAACTATGACGCTTGTTAGTGTTTTCTTCGGTCTTAACGTCCTTGAAAACATTGAACAACTTGACATATGGGCTGTGAGGATTAATCACAAACTTAACTGCATTATACTGATAAAGGTCTTTCCAGTCAATAGACTCTTTGACCAAACCCATGATATCCTTTTGACCCAACTGAGACAATTTGTCCTTAACGTGGTCATCGAGATTGATCCAGTTCTTTTGAGTTTGGATAAACTCAATGTCAGCCTTACGAACACCGTAGATAGTACCAATGAACAGACCAGCCTTGTTCAAGTGACTATGCAGATCCTTAACATCGGACATCACGCCCAAGTTCTGATAACCACTCAGAGGCAAGTAGTAGTAAGTTTGCTTACTGTCAAACGAATCAGCCTTACCAGCATCACGCCATACCATAGGAGTCTGACGGCTCCAGCGACCACGTTGAGCACCTTCAGTCAAGTGCATGATGGTTACGTTCTTACCGATACCACCTGCACGTTCCTTCTCAAGTAGGTTGCTTGCCATGAAACGTTGTGCTTCGGGAGGGCTAGACAATTCCTTAAAGAAAGCCTTAGTGTTAACAGATTTGTTCTTGTCAACCGCCTCGATCACATACACATTGGAATTGTGCTGTTCAAACTTACTATTCTTCCAGTGATGCTTTGCACGTTCCAACGCACCAATCTTAGTGTCATTGGTAACAAAATACGTATCAGAGCTAACACGAATCTGCCATTCATCATGGTAAACAGTACTACCATTTACATTAGTATAAGTATGGGCCGCTTTGATACTAGAGCAGGTAGCATAACTACGACTCTTGCTGAATGCACGAACCGAAATGTTATACTTGTCTGCCAAATCCTTGACAGGGAAGTTAAACTGTTTCATTGCATTCCAACGATTCACACCAGGATCATACAAAGGAAACTTAGTATCAGCCGCATACTTAACGACAGCACTTTTGAACAAAGCACCTTCTTCATAACGCTTTTCCAAGTAGATAGCACGTTCCCACAAGTTGGTAATCTTGTCGGCTTCACTAGCAATGTGAATTGCCAACTGTGTGTTCAATTGTTCCAACTTGATCTTGATAGCGTTGATAGTCTGAGGGATGTACGACAGACCTTCACGTGAAGCTTGGAAGTCAAGTTCACCGATACCAAACTCCATCACCAGACCACATTGCAACAGACCTTGCAGAGGACCGATTGCTTGCTGTGCGTTAGGCACATCAATGGGGTACTTGATGTTACCCATGATAGCATAACTACGGTGACCATCAGCTTGATAGTGAACACCAGGGGTGATGTTTGTTTCCTTGTACTCAGGGTCCTTGAATTTAAAATCAGCAGAACCTGAAATTACTGGACGCAGTTTGAAGTACTCATACACGTAGCGAGCCTCTTGACGGAACTTGTCAAAGTCGTAACGATCTTCCACAGCAAAGCGAACCTCGACACCACTAGGGTCAGTGGTTTCTTCTTCCATCATCAATGCGATAGACGGAACACCTTGCTCATTAATGAAAGCCGTGTAGATACCTTTGCGGCCATCCTTGACTGCGGTTACAGTGAAGTTATCAGTATAACTAAAAGGAGACTTAGAGCCGAGACCCAAAGCGCCGATGAAGGCATTGCTATCAGTCTTAGTAGATTCAAAGTATGTTGTGTAAATGCTTGTAACTTGGTCATGAGAAAGTCCTGTACCGTAATCACGGATAGAGAAGAATGGTTCCAATGCATTGGGCAGATGCACATCAAAGGGTGTGTCTTGATTGCCTGCGGCAGTGTGACTATCAACCGCGTTGCAGGACAGTTCACGGATAATCGCACGAATCTTGTTGGCATACAGACCCGAGGACAGAATGTTGAAAGCCTTAGCCGAGTTACGGATTCGGAACTCACCGACTTCGCCTACATTGGATAGGATAGCTTCGTTTTGTACAGTGTTATGTAGTTTCATGTGTGTTCCTATTAAACGTTCAGTGCCTTAGTAAAATTTTCAGAGATTACACCATCTCTAACCCTGACGAATTCACAATATACACGGCCTTCGCCTAAGTGAAATTTCTTATTTTTGATTTGTTCTTCAATGTAGTCCCAACCAAGACCTTCGTTGTAAACACGCATCAGAGCCTTTGCCGCATTACGAGTTTGATACTTGTAACCTTGACCTAACATTTCTCTGCGCCAGTCATCATTCAGCATTTTGTTTCCTGTGTTTCAGTGTCAATACAAGTATTGTATCAGAGTTTGGATTTATTGTCAAATATAGAAGGGGGTGTCAAAGCCAAGGGCGTCATAAACACACTCACGGACTGCGGTGTCAGTAGCCTCACCGAAGTCTTCGGGAAAACGGTCAGCCAAACTACGGAGTTCAGCATAAACTTGAGGCCAATCCATTTTGAGTACTTTAGCACTACGCACGATTGCATCAATTGCATCATCACCAAACTCTGTGTACATTGCGTATTTGGACATTTTGTTTCCTTTAGTTAACTGTCTATGTAATGATTATATACCCAAACCCATTTATTGTCAACCTTTTTTGTTCAATTCTTTCAATGTTTCCTGATGCTCGGCCTTGCTCAGTTCCAACTCATAGACCATATGAATCAGGTAGAGTAACGCTATCACACAGACTCCGATGCCAATGTAATGCAAGGGCACAGCCATCAACAGGACGCTAGTTACGCTACCGGCGAGTACAGCCACACCGACCAGTTTGGCCACGTTAAGCAGGGCAGTTTGTTTAATAGAGAGTTTCATTTTGAATTTCCTTGTTAAAAATTGCTTCGGTGAAGATAGTGCCACCGTATGCACTTTGAAAAGTGAGGGCTACTGCCTCAATATAGAACTGATATATGCGACCAGTTGGGGTAATCAGTGTGTACTTCATATCCAGTTCCTTATTGTCAATACAAGTATTGTATCAGGAAATGGATTTATTGTCAACCTTTACCAGAAGTGAGGTTCCACTGTAGGCTTATCCTTAAGAATCATAACGATTTCATCCTTCTCCGGATATACTAGATTCAAAAGTTCTAACTTTTCACGGCGTTGGCTATCTGACATTTGTATCCAGTTTTTTACTACTTCCTCGTTACCCCAAAGGATACCACGGCTCATAGTAGAACGAATCCAAGCTGTAAGTTTCTTCAACATGGCAACCGTGTTAGCCGGGTGACTATGTGTCATAGCAAGGAACATGTCGTTAGCTAACAATGCAGAATAAAAACTACCTGGTTCAAAACCATGAACCATGTAATTGTAAATTGGGTCTAGGCATTCTCTGTCTACTTCCCAATCACTTGCACCACGTAGGATATGATTCCTGCTGTACTTTGAGATTTCCATATCAACCGTGTTTTAGTATGTGAAATGTTAGATCAGGTCCACCGACAAGACAACATTGGCTTGTATACTTTAGCATACCTTCTTCTCGCCAACGTCCTGCACCAATCGGAACCACACGAACCTGTTTGGGTGTAATTTTAATTACCTTACCTACATGCAGGGTATTGTGATGCGAGAATGCTACGTGGTCGTCAGTTTTTACCTCACGTCCAAGAAGGTCTTTGTGTTCTTCGGCAGGCATACGATTCATTTATCTTCCCACGAATCAAAGTCATTGCGGTGCTTTGGCCGGCGATGATACTGACCCTTCTTAGGTTTTTCAACCTTGTGTTTAAAGGGTAGGTCATCATCAAACAATGCCTTGTGGGCCCGATGTTTGGGTTGCTGAATCTTGAAGGAGATGATATCTTTTTTCATGATACATATAGTATAGCACAACGACCATTTATTGTCAACTAATGGTCAATTCGATACGCTTGATGTTTTTGATAGTGAAGCTACGCCACTCACCTTTTTCCAAGTCAAAGACACGCAATGCCTTTGTACTGTCGGATTGCTTACGAGGCTTAGCATCTTCCTTGATAACAGCAGGAGGTAGCTTACTTGCTTCCAATGTACACTTCATTACACGTTCAGTGCCATCTACCTTAGTGAACGTGATTTTAGCCTCTGTGGTTGGTAAGATACCTTTCAACCAATTGAAAATTTGTTTTTCCAACTTGTCATCAATCTCAGCAGGAATAGAGGGTGCGGTAAATTCAGTTGTCATTTTATTCTTTCCAAGGTGTGAAAAATGTTTCGATCTTTTTATCTTTAGACCAATTTTTAGTGTAATCATTATCAATGTCACACAAAGCCAATGCTTCTTTCTTTGATACTACACGATGGCTAACGATTGTTTCACCAAGATGTTCTTGTGAAAATTCTTCTGCCTCATTCATGGTCACAGTGTCTAGTGCCCACAATGCCTTATCTTTTTCATAGTTGTCAGTACCAACTGGCACTTCAACTACATAACGCATACGAAACATAGAAACAGTTTCAACAAGAACCAATTGAGTTTTTTTACTCATGTTATCATCCTAATTAATCCAACAGTATCAATAGTAGTCAGCAATAGATAGTTAGCCAACATGCCAAAAGATTTCCTAGTCCAACTAGCCCAAGCATACATAGCACAGCCAATGATCCAAATGGGATAAAGAGCAAGAAGCGGAGGGTTGGGGACTGTGAGTGCCATAGTAATACTGCAACCAATGCTAGTAGCCCAAGCAAGCAACTCAATAATAAAGCGAACTCGGTGAGATTTAAAGTCATCACGTATCCATCCAAACGTTCCTATCAATATATCATTCATTGAATCCTCTGAGTACAAGTGCGGACAATGTGTTCATTGCCAGGAACGCTCGAATACTTCAATGTATCAACACAATCATACACGATTGTAGGATTATTGTAAATAGGTGTGGGTTGCTGTACAACAACAGGTGGTGCATAGTAGGGTTCGTAATAGTTACGAGTCAGACCATATCCAATCACACCACCAATAATTGCAGGGGCTACCCATGTATTACGGTGACCACCGTGTCCACCATGACGGTTATGATAGTGTTGTGCGGCTGCTGTACCTGCGATGCCAACCAATGCTAATGCTACAAGAATTTTTTTCATAATAGTTCTCCTTTACGTATTTAACGCTTTAGACTGTAGGATTGTTGACATGTTCATCAATAGCACGTTGCAAAACAATCTCTACCATTTTGTTGATAGTGATATCACGCTTGTGTGCCTCAAGGGCCAGCATGAGAATTGCATCATTGTCTAGGTCAACAGGAACAACGATTCGCCTATCGAATGGGAGGTTGTTGAACACTGCATGAGCCTTTTCTAGGTAATCTTCTGCAAGTTCCAATTCAATGTAATTGACATTATCCCATGCTTCAAAGGGCTCGATACCTCTTTCTTTGCATTCATCAATATAACCTTGACGATGATCGGGATTAACCCAACGATAGGGTCCTGGAAGATTGTCATTACCATCTTGTTTTGCATCAATATCAGCTATGTAAACAGTTTGTGTTAATGCATCAAACACCACTGATCCATGTGCAAACTCAGATTCAAAATCCAAGTATCGTGCGTTGAGACCAAATGATTTCCAGCCGTATTCACTACCACCGGAAATTCGATGGTTAAAGCATTCGTTAAATTTACTCAGGTGCATGATAATTCCTATATTTTAGATGTTACATTGTACTTCAACATCCATCAGATGTCAAATGATTTGGGTGGTTGTATTATTTACCTAAATAGTGTACGACAATGGTTGGTCCTATTAGACAAATCAGTGCTATAATTTCAATCATTCTTCAACTCCGAAATGTTCTGCAACTTTGCTGGCAATTACCGTTGATTTAACTTTATGACCCTCATATTCAGTATCAGTTCGATAACATATATCCATACATTCCCGAACAATCAACTCGGCGAACTTTTCAGGGCTGAATCTCATATCGAATTGATATTCAACCATTGACTGTTTCATTAATTCTTGAATTCGTTCGTTCATTCTACAAGCCCTACACTTTTCTTAATTTCGTAGCGGGCAATCTTTTCATCAAAGTACATATGAATGCCTTCCATGTAAGGACTTTCTACCACAATCTCACCTATCTCTGTGGCAAGGGCTTGTGTAAATTTAAGCAAAATAGAGTAAGTATCTTCGGATTGATTCAATGGATCACGATCCAAAATTTCTACTGTACTATCAATTAATTTTTCAATTCGTTCGTTCATACTAGTTCCTTGTTTGCTTTTTTAGCACGGATTTGTTGAGTCAGTGTAGGTACTTCATACTTAGTATCCCAACCCCAACCCTTAGCATTGTCCTCGGGTTCTTTTTCATACAGGTTGTATGCTTTGCGAGCCATTTGGGCTGTCTTGAATTCAATCTCAGTGACTGAACCATCTTTGTATTCAATGTAAAAGAATGCACCTGACATGTTTGCTCCGTTGTTTGACTGTCTAAGCCTCTATTATATGCCCAAACCGATTATTTGTCAACCTTTGATACCGAATGTGTTAAGTGCAGGTTGCAGGGTGTTAATCAATAGTGTCTCACGCTCATGTGCAGGACGCTTGCCACGCACAACTTCAACAGTACCGAATACAAAACGCTCGGCGCCACGTTCACGCAATGCACGGCTCAGACCCCAATTTTTGTTCTCAGCCATAGCCCGTTGCATGTGCTTTTGCATACGACGGCGAAGGGTCTTGAACACGTTACCTTTGAATTCCATAGCAGTCAGACCGATGTAGTACTCAAGTGTTACAGTATCTTGGATAAAGTAGATCACTTGGTTACGATCAGTTCTACGCTTGCGGACGATTTTTGAGTTCATAGATGAATTATACATCAAAGTCCATTTATTGTCAAATTTTGGGCATTTCGCTAGGACTGTGTCTGTATCTATTCCTAGATAAAGTATCGGTCCTAGAGTCCCTGACTGTCAAAAATGAGTACTTTAGTTAGCCAAAATATAGTACTAAAGTACTAATAATTTCTGATTTATTGTCAAGTCCTGAGCATCCTATAAATATCTCAATGAATGAAACAATATGGTATACTGGAGTCAATAATTTTAGAAAGCACACATTGAATGTTGGGCCAACAAACTACTTTACATTAGAATTATGTGATAATGATTTTGAACCTAACAGACATATTGATTCTATAATGCTTGACCATTTATCTGACAGACAAACTAAAACAGTAGAAGTTCTATACAGTGGTGGATTAGACAGTGAATTTGTATTAGATTCTTGTTTGAGAAACAATATACCAGTAGAAGCAACTACATTGATTGTAAAGATTCACGGAGCTATTCTAAATGTAGTTGATCTATATTACTCTGAAAAGTATTGCCGAGAAAACAACATAAAGCAAAACTTTTTCTATTTAGATGCATTAGATTTTTATCAAAGTGGACAATACTTAGAATACTTACAGCCATATAACATAACAGAACCACACGTAGCAAGTCATTTTTGGTTATTAGATAAGTGCCAAAACTTTCCTATTATAGGTGGTGATTGGCCTTGGGTACATGCACACAAAAACGAAAAAGTATTATCACCTCAGAGAATAGATTTTTGTAACTATGAAAGATACATGAACGATAAAGGCATAACTGGCATAGGTAATATGATAGGTCATAGTCTAGAGTCATGTTGTTATTTTATCAATAAACATATTGAATACTACGAACACGGTAACGATAAATTTGATACTGTTCCTTTTTTGAAATTCAAAATGTACGGAGTCAAAGAGCCTAGAATCAAGAGTTATGGTTGGGAGCAATGTCCTCCTGAACTGTTTAATAAGATAAGGTATAAAGCAGAACTGTTATCTAAGTTAGGCAGAGTAGAACATAGTATAGTGTGGGGAGAAAAAATTGCAAATATTATCAAATCCGAGGTTAGAGAAAACTCAAGATTTGTTTAATACCTCAGTTAGATAATGTTTCTCTTTTTCTGCTACATCAATCTCCCAAGGTAATTGCGACCATTCTTTTACTGTAATAGTTTTAGATGCATGATATACTTTACCATTCCAAATAAACGATCCATCACGCCTACCTAATAGTTTACCTGTATGTACTTGATTTAAATGAAGTAACTCATGTATCAAGGGTACAATTATTTCTCTAGCTGTTAATCTATCATGTAATCTGATTCGTTTCTTAAACCGACTATCTAACAGTGTTTCTCCATATATAGATTCTGCGAGTGTGCGAAACTCTATCTCTATTCCTTTTGGTAGTTGTATCAGTTCAGACATAATACGAACGATATTCTCTGCAACTACCTCTCGAGGTCTATCGTAAATCTCACCGGTATATATAAAAGTAGTCATAGTTATATTTAGCCACAAAAAAAGGGCCGAAGCCCCTTGTTATTAATTCCAATTATTGGTTGTTAACTCTACTTCATAGTTATCAAATCTCTTTAATCTATTAAGAAACTCTGTTGTTTTAGTAGTAACTACTCCTGTCATTTGAAACGTAACTCTAGGGTTGTGTCCTGCATTAGCAGTAGAGTGAGGAATATTCTGCCAATCAAATGTAGTCAAATCTCCGGCACGCCATTGCTGATGTAAATAGTTACCGTAACTCCAAAAATGACCTTGTTCCCAATCTGTCAATGCCAACTGAATACGCATAACTGTATATGGTGCATCGGGCGCCCACTTCTCTAATTTGTCTAAATGTAAGTTCCATACCTCACCTGGCATTTGTACATGAATACGATCCATACAATCTTGTAGACCAAACAAATCACTAATCTTTTTTAACTTCTCAGGAATATCCCAGTTTAAGTGTGTAATCTGATAATCTTTACCATAGCCTGTACGTTCTAAATCATAATCTTCTGCGGCTAATTCTTCTTCAGGTCTGGTTTTTCCTACTGCGCCGCGGGTTCTCCATGTAGCAGGCTTTGCGTTCTTGATAATGTCTACTAATTCAGGTTTGAAATCTGCTACAATCTTACCTAACTTGATTACTTTGTCTTGTTCGGTGTCATTCTTGAAATTATCAAAATGATAACGACTGCGTTTTTTGGTTGAATCCCAATTTGATTTCATATTACTTTAACCTCTATATCTTGTTCACTGTAGTTTTGATTATACTCTAATGGTGGACTACTAATTCCTAACATAAGAGCTAAACGTTGATTTGTATATACAATAAATCCGTCACGTGATTCCCATACGGCTTCGATATTAGAATTTTGACGAGCAATTATTTTAGCCATCGTTTTCAAATCAACATAGTACTTATCATAACTAGGGTATGTTATATTAAAGTGACCGCACTTCACCCACCAACCCAAACAACTATCATCGCTACGATGTACTAATACTATAGGACATTCAGGCCATAATTCCTTGAGATATTCGATATTTTCTTGATAGCAAAAGATGTGGCTTTTGATAATACGTACACCTTCACCTGAGAATGGACTATCAAATAATTCTTCTGCTTGTTTCTTAGTAAGTGTTGACATTGATTCAGGTAAATTGAACTCCATGCCAGGATCAAAGTATGCACCTAAATGCATTAACTGCATTGTACCACTGGCATCATGGTGATATGTGCGACTTTCACTATAATCACTACGGTCAATGCTGTCACTGTAGTAGATATTCTTGACTACACTACTCCACTTACTGCCAGGGGCGCCTGCAACAAATATATATTTCATTCGGGTTTAATCTTCTTTGCAATTGGTTGCCAATCTCTACGCAATTGAGACATGCTTGCATGTACACCTTGAGGAGAATGTTCTTTAGTAGTTATGAACATTTGGTTATCATCAAATTTTTCTTTTGCTTCTTTACTACGAATAGCAGGAACAAAGTTGTTGCGATACCAGTCTTGTACATCTTGTGGAGTACCTTTTGGTAATACTAAGTTCCAACATCCATATAGATTTAATCCAGGAGCGTACTTGCTCATCAACGGTACAGACTCTAATCCTTTTAGTGGCACTTCGCTTGCTAGACCAATTAGTTTTAATTTACCTGCTTTAACGTGAGGGTATCCAACACCAACTGGGGTAACGCTAAACTCAACATGACCGCCCATTGTGTCCATCAGTGCTTGAGCAGGACCTTTGTACATAACTGTCTGTACTCTATCACCACCTGGCACATTTAACTTGTCAGTCAAATATTCAACTGCTAGTTTATGTCCACCTCCACCAATTGCAAAATTAATAGGACGTTTCTTTTCTTTAATCTCACGAATCAAATCTTCAGGTGTATTGACTTTGCTACTAGGGTGTGCCCAAAATGCTAAAGGACTACGTGCTATATTCGCTACAGGTTCAAAGTCAAAGATATTATACTTTAGTGTCTGTGGATACCAAATCTCACCTGTAATCCACTGACTATTACATGCGGGTACCGCTACTGTATATCCGTCTGCGGGTACGGTAGCAAAATGATTCATTGCTAGATTACCATCTGCTCCAGGACGATGTTCTCTATTAAACTGTACCTTTGTCTTATTCGATACGATATCTGCAACAAAGAAAAATGATATCTCATTACCGGCACCTGGTCCGTTAGGGAAGATAACTGTTATGGGTTTTGTTGGTTGCCACGCAAAGGCCACTAGTGGTATAAATGCTAACAATGCTAAAAGTTTTTTCATCAGTCCTCCAAGAATAAATATGATGTGACAATTATTTAGTCCATTTAGAAAAAATCATATGAATATTAAAATTTTTAAGCTTTTACAAGAAAATTTGCAACTTGCATTTAATTTACCCAAGTATGCAAAAATTTCTATCAATGAGGATACTGTAGTACAGGATCTACCTTGGACACCCGCACGATATAGTAAATTCAAAGATGCAGTAGAAGCTGAATTACATTTACCCTGTGACTATGTAGGTACATTACTTGATATCACTAATGACTTATCGGAACGATATATCCTACGTTTCTTTAGTGAGATTTGGAAACCACGCACAGGTGATTATGAACACACTGGTTGGGAACTAGCTGATGAAGTTAATAAACTAAACCCTGAGAAAGTGCTTGACGTTGGTTGCGGATATCACCCATTCAAGGGTCGTATCAAAAACTTGATCGGCATTGATCCATACAACAATCAAGCTGACTATGAAGTTGATATACTTGAATATAAAGTCAAACCAGAATCACATGATGTTATTATGGCTTTAGGTAGTATTAACTTCAATAGCAAAGATGAGATTGAAGCACGATTTAGCCATTGTATCAATCTATTAAAAAGAGGCGGTAAGTTCTATCTAAGAGCTAATCCAGGCATACCGCATAAGACAGGACCTTACGTTGATATCTTCCATTGGAGTTTTGAAGTTGTAAATGAGTTTGCTGAAAAGTATAATCTCAATTTAGACACTTTCAAAAAAGATGCTAACGACAGACTATACTTTGTTTATACAAAACTCTAACCAAAAAAATAGACCCCGAAGGGTCTATTTTACATTGTGGGTCCGTTCCCACTACGCATACCAACTGTTCCACCTTCTGCCTCGATACGCTTGATAACGTGCTCAAACAAGATAGGTGTAAAATCTGTTTGTTCAACACATACGCAATGATAACGAACATCGTTTTCATCACTGTATAATGTTGCACCTGTCTTAGCGTCAATTCCCCTAGCCTTCTTCACTCTGTTAGTGTGTAAATGACCGTGAATGTTAACACCAAAACGACCTAAGCTAGCTTCGTGTAACGGGATGTGACTTAAAATCATTCCGTTCATCACATGGTACGCACGTAATTCACGGAAATATAATCTATATTCATCATCACGGAAGATATCGTGGTTACCACGAATCAACACCTTGTCACCGTTTAAGCGGCTTAATGTCTTTAAACTCTTGCGGTTAATGACAACATCACCTAAGTGATAAACTTTATCGGTAGGTCTGACAGTATCGTTCCAACGCTTTATCATTTCCTCATCCATCTCATTTGGATCAGTCCATGGACGAATCTTGGTGACACCGTCTGCTTCTGTGAATCTACATACTCCGGCATGACCAAAGTGTGTGTCACTTGTTAAAAATACACTAGGCATAATATTCCTTTCAATTTTGAAAACGAATTTCTTTGAAACCTTCGTCTTCGGTTGGGTCTTGCCAAAAAGCAATCATACTAGCAATAACATGCTCGGGAATTTCTTTCCCCGGACGACTCCGCAAACGTCTAAACAGTTCTTTATGCTCGGGCGTCTTAAATACTACCGCAATATGTTCGTAGTGTGGGAGCATATTAAACTTACGTAGCCGGCTGTTAATAGTTGTGCTAGTCTGATCCCAGATGATATCCTTGCCTGCGTTACTAGCTTCAATAACCTTATCAGCCATCAAGCTAACTGCTGTAGGCATGTATTCCACAAATACTTCTGAATACGTCTTACCTTGTTCTTTGGCATACGCTTCGACAAATTCATCGGTAGATATTACTACACAATCACTAGCCCAGTCTTGAGACTTTATCCAAGTACTCTTTCCTGAGCCCGATACTCCTACTAGTTGATAGCACACAGGCATTATACTCTTTCCTTCTTCACACGGCCGATGCGACTAGCCTTGTTCCAATCGTATGCAACTCCATCTGGGCACTTGCCATCTACAATCGAATCGACGCCGAATCGACCACAAACTTCAAATCCGTCACCCTTGATAGTAACGAATTCGTTCAACAACTTAGCATGTTCCATTGCGGAATCTAAGTCTAAAAATTCTAAATCATTTATCTTATACATCATTTTATTATTATACTACAGTATCCATTTATTGTCAACATATGGTAATAGGGGGCCTAAGCCCCCTATTCCTCGTTTACTGCATTAGCAGTTGTAACGATAGTTCATGATGGCCTTCATCATCATACCTTCTGGAGTGAACTCAGAAGGATCTGCACCAAGCAGACTTGCCATGATGCTTGGGCTAAAGCCAGAGACTAGAGCCGCACCAGACTTGTCACTCTTGACTGGAACGTTATCACTTGCGTTTAAG